TTATCTTTGTCTGGAGATTTTAACATTTCTATTAACCTTTCTCCTATTTGTTTATCAATTTTATTGTTTTCTATAGCCCATTCTAAATAATCAATAGCATTATTAATAGCCATAGTCTGATACATCATATCCATACCATGTGCACCAGTATATAGAGTTATAGTTCTTTCCTGAATATCAGGCATGTTTCCAAATATTTCTTCTAATGTATTAAGCATTTTCTATAATTGAATCAGCTAATGTTCTAGATGCTTCATCTTCTGATATAATCATTTTTGTAATATTACTTATTTCTTCTTGTGTAAACTTACCCTCAATTTCAAGAATCTTAAGCCTCATTAAATTAATGGTTAACATTTGAGTATCTAATTGTTTCTGTAACATCTCTATTTTAGTTTCAATAGGATCAATACCATCTACATATGGCATTGCCGTACCAGATTGTAATTGACTCCAAATACCATTACCTGTGTTAGCTACTCTATTATTATCATCAAACATTCCTGTATATGGATTATTTATTACTATACTTTTTGTTTTTAATCTATCTGTAAACTTTGACATAATATTAGTCTTTAAGGTTATCTAATGCATCTTCCTCTTCTTCTGACATCAATGCTTCCCATTTACCTAATGGACAGTCAGAAGCAAGAGATCTAGTCTTAAATCCAAGAGAACATCCACATTCATTACAGCATGGAGCTGTGCCTTTCATTACACATTTCTTTCCTTTACTTGGACATTCATCACAAATACTATGTCTCATTGCAGCTACTTGTTCAACAAACTGATCTCTAATAATTGAGTTCTTAATTCCTTCAACTATCTTGTGTCTCTCCTTCCAAATTGTTTTCAGTGTTATTCCCATATTTTAATTCATTATGTAATTTTCTTTTTTCTTCACTCAAAGATATTTTTTTTTCTAGTTCAATAAGAAGACCCAAATTCTCCACTAATCTAACTTTTTTAGAATATGCACCAAAAGTAGATGTGTCATGTTTTTCTAAGGCATTAGAAATTCTTTCAATGGATCTTCTTATCCAACTAGGTTTTGATACAAAATGCCCAAGTCCTTCTACATTTATTCTTGGATGAGATAAACTAGATAATGAACTTCTAATACTTTTGTAGTAAAACTCAATAAAATCTTCAACTAATGATTCATCTATATCTAAATCTTCAGCTGTTTGTTTATACAATCTTGTTGCTTTCTTAGGTATCATTTCCTAAAAATTTATAGTCCAATAATATTGAGCCTTGTGTTTGTAGTTTTAAATCAGGATTGATCATTATTAATTTTTTATTATCTGCATCCTTTACTACTAAACCATTTTTTTCAGCTTTGTTAATACAATTTCTAACAGTCTGAGGAGATTTAAATATCCACTCTTCTTCTGAAGAAGCATCATAACAAAAATGAGTAAGCTCTATTGGTTGGTTAAAACTAAGAAGTGTTAAACAATTAAGATCAGATTCACTCATTGTCATACCATTAATATAACAATGAGTTAAAATCTGAAATTTTACTACATCCCATTTGGGCATCTTAACTCTTTTCTGAACTTGATTAACAAGTGCCATGACTTATGATTTTTTTAATGTCCTAGCTTTAGGTGCTTCTTCAGTAGGAGTTTCATTTTCATCATTAGGGTCTTCTGGCTGCTGTGACATCATCATTGCATACTGATATTGAAAATTAGCTCTTTTAAATCTAGCTTCTTCAATTGAAGTAAGTAATGTTTCATACTTAGCTTGAGATTCTAAATATGGTACTGATTCATCATAGAAACTTTTCATTTCTTCTTTTCTTTGAGCTAACTCTTCTGGAGACATTTGCTCTTCTACATGTTGGTTTTCCATTTTTATACTTTTAAAGTTTACACAAATATACTATTTTTTATTTAAACAAAATAAATTTAAATAAAAAATCCAGATACATAAGTACCTGGATCTGAGAATATATGATAATTTATTCTACTTTTTCTTTTTAACAGAACCTCCTTTTTTCATACCAAGTGCTTCTTTAGCCTCTTTTCCAAAAAGACCTTTTTTATTAGCTATAAGTGCAGCTGTTGCAAGACCCGCACCTATAATAGGACCCTTAAATTTATCAACACCTTCTTTAAAGTTGTGCCATGCTTCGCGTCTTCTATTTTTTCTAGAAGCTTTAGATGATTTACATCCACCATCACCTGGTGCACATTCTTTAGAAGAACCCCCTTCTTCATAACTTTTCATAGATCTAATGATCTGATTTTTAGAATGTATCATAATTATCTGTTTTTTATTGTTAAGTTAAATAAAGTAAACATATAGAATTCTCTAGATATGTCTACTTCAATAGTTAAAATATCCAGTGAAGATATTCTCAATCTGATTGATACTTTATCCCACTGTTTATTTACTGATTTCCAACTGTTTCTAAATTTCATATTATATCTTTTGATTCAATTAATGTATATGTGAAAGCTTTGCTTCCAGATTTTACTGCTAATCTAATAATATCCATGAAAGATTCAAAATCTTTTTGTCTTTTAAATACTTGACATCCTTCAGACCAGTTTTCTACAAATGTAGAATCTACGCCTGCTTTGTGGATATTGATACCAAACAAACCTTCTTGGATACTATTCTCATCATACTCCATATCTCTGTCTGCATCACGGTAAACTTTAACATTATTAAATTGTTTTAATGCTTCATATTTACCTTGGTGTAAACCTAAGCCGTGAGAATTGATATATTGTCCTGGAACTAATCTTGCAACACCTTTTGCATTGTGAAATTCTTTAACACCTTTTTTACCAGGATCTGTAGTATTTGTCCACTCATGGTAAAACCATGCACCAGATTTCATATAAGATACAGTAATCTTATCATCAAATACATTTGTTACAGCTTTTCCTGTATCAGAGTTTCTAACACCTACAATATTTAAAATAAAATCTTTATCTGCAAACCATTTGTATCCTTTAGCTTTTACAGCAGTTTCAATTTTATCTTTTGAATACTTTGTGCCAGTGCTTGCTGTTGGAGTAACAGAAGCAGTTGTAGGAACAATAATACCCATTTTTGCTAAAGTAGCTGGTCCAACTACACCATCTGGTTTTAAACCATTTTTAACTTGCCAAGCTTTTACAGCTTCTTCAGTTTTTGGTCCAAAGTTACCAACTTGCTCTACACCTAGTACAGCTTGAATTTTTTTGACAATCTCATTGTTGTCTCCTTTTTTTAGTATCATTATCCTAATTCTTCTGGGTTACTTACTTCTTCTGAAACTTCTTCTTTGTTTTCAGCTTTTTTCTTTAATGACATAATTCTACCAGCAGTTGTAATACCAAATGCACCAAGTGTAAGAATCATAAATCCATCAAAGATAAACTCCTTGATAATCAATTCTTTACTTAACATTCCTGTTACTACATCTACCAATAATACAAAGACCATAGCAAAGAAAGAGATAACTCCTACAAATGCTTGTTCATTAATATTATTATTGTCACTAATTAATTCTCTAAAAAACTTTTTCATTGTTTATAATTTAATAAGGGAGCTAATGTTACTTTAGGTCTCTTAGGTTTAATAATATCTGTATACCAATACTTATGTGGTTCTTCCTGGTCTTCTTCTGTATTTACAGGTTCATCATATCTATAAAAAAATATGTCTCCTGTATGATCATCCTTTCTAACATAATGCTGACTTAAATCTACAGAATACACTAAAGTATCTTTCCATGAATAATATAACCATGTGTTGTTTATTGCAGCATTTAGTAACCAATGCTCTAATAAATCTAATCTTTTTGCTAATTCTAAGTTATAGGTAAATGTTTCTATAAGTTCTGTCTTCTGAATTAGTAATGTATCTTTAATAGCAAGTAAACTATCTTTATTTGCTACCTCAATTTTAAAGGCTGCTATCTTAGCTTTCTGGCTTTCAAATATGTCATTGATATTCTTTGCTTGTGCTTTTGTAAGAATAACAACTGAGTCACCTTTAATTACCGTCTGAAGCGGGTAGTTTGATTGGCTGAAAATCAAACTGCTCACCAGTAGACTGCTTAATATTAATAGCTTTTTCATCTGATAATTCTTTTTTAATATCTTTTACAACTGCATTAGTGCTATCTAAACTTCCAATAACTTCTGAAACCATAGACTCTAAATTAGCTTTATCTTCCACAAGTGCTTCATTCTTAGCCTTTAATGAATTAACACTTTTTTTTAAACTTCCGTTTTGTTTTGTAAGTGTCTGATTTGCAGTAGTAAGTACTTCATTCTTTTCAACTACTACAACATGACCATGACCAGTTGAGAATACTTGAAAACAAATAAGTGCTATGAATCCAATAGCAGAACCTAATATGATTCTCTTATTCTTTTTCATTTTCTTTTACCAAACAATGTCAAAACAGTTTCCTTTAAACTCTTAGAATGCTCTGTACTTTCTTCTAACTTTTTTTCTAAGTCTTCTCTGTATTCACCTTCTAGCTCTTCAACTCTTGTTCTATAATCATCCTCACTCTTCATAAGTCTATTTAAAAATACCCAGCATAAGTATCCTAGAGCAAGTACTGCAAATCCTAAGATACCATATTGAGTTAAACTTTCAAATATTCCAAATGACATGACTATTTACTTTTAGTTGTTCTTGTTTTCTTTTTAGCTGTTTTAATTAACTCTTCTTTAAGTCTATCTTTCTCAGCAAGGTGTCTTTTAATAAAGATCCATGCAACATATCCTAAAGCTAAAACTGCTAATCCCGCAGGACCATAATTTCCTAACTGTGCAAATACACCAAAGTCCTGTGCACCGTTTGCTACTGATGTTGTATCCATATTAATTATGTAATTTTAACATTAATTCTTTTACTGCAGTAGATAAATCACTTACATTTCTTGCAAGCATTTTAAGTTCTAATTGAGTTTGTTCTTGTATTGCTTGGTATTTTAATCTTGCTTCTTGTTCTACAAGTTCTACTTTACCTTTTAATTTACCCATATCTTCTACTGTTTTTCTAACGTCCGTGTGGACCATTCTTAAAAAATAGCCTATTACAGCTAATGCAGTAATCAGACCTGCTTGAATCAATTCTCCGTATGTCATGGCTTTAATATTAATGCACCGGCTAATATCCCATTAAGGATGAAAGACCAGTTCCGTTGTCTTTTTATTTTTTTTATGTCTAGTGTTAAGGATGATATGATAGTGTCCTTAGAATTGATTATATAGCGTTGTGCAGTGATTATAGTGTCTTGACTTGATATGATTAAGTCTTTCTCTTTATCTCTACGGTATAGAGTGTGAATCATTGTATCCTGGATCTGTACAATGTTGAAAGTATCTCTTGCATTTTTAACAGCATCTAGTTGAGATTGTAGATCATGTAATCCATTATTAAGTTCTGAAATAATAAGTTTACTGTTGTCAATAACTTTACCTTTCTCTTTAATAATAGTCTCTTTACCTTCTATTCTTTTCTCAATTGTTTTTTGAGTAGATATAGGGTATACTTGTTTTGGATCTCTCATTAATAAGACAAAACACATTACCCCTAAACAAAGAGTTAAAATTATAGATATGTTTTCTTTTTTAACCACAATCAACATCACTACATGACATAGCAGTATTACTATTCCATATAACTGTAGCCGGTCCTACAGTAGGTCCTACAATTGACCAAAATTTTCCAGCATCATCACGGTATACAAGTGTTAAATCAGAATTATCAGGTAATAACATTACTCCATTTGGAACAATATCACAACAGTCTGCTACTTCATAATAAGTAATACAACCATTCCTTTTAACACAATTATTACAGTCATTTGCAAAATCAATAAATGTATCTAATACTATTGTTGCTGTTCCTGTATTACTAAAACTTACAACTTTCCAACATTGTGGAAAAAGTGGAGAAGTAGTAGTAGTTATTGTTATTACAGTTTCTGGTGTTATTAAAGTATTAATTACTATAACTTCTGTATCACCTGTACAACAATTAATAACATTATAATATAATGGTTGACCACAAGCATTAACATCTATACAAGGCATACATTTCTCCATGGATACTCCATAACTAGTTCCAAATTGAATAAACGGTGCTGAAATACTACCCGTAAAACCTAATTTCACTGTATAACAATTACCAAATGTATCTATAACAAGTTCTCCATCTACTGGTGTATAACCAAATAATGCAGCCGTAGTTAATATTTCTGTTTCTCCTATATATTCACAACATGGTAGTAATTTGATAATTTCAGGACATGTATTTATAGCTAAACAATCTTCACATGGTCCTGGACCATAATTTGTATCAATCATAACCATACCTGTTACAGGACCTGCAGTTTCATCAACAGCTGTCCAACAGAAACCATATGTATCAACAAAAACATCTCCTACTGAAACACCAGGTAAAGAAGCTGTAAATGTTTCAGCTCCCATAAAACAACATGATTCAACTATTATATTAGCAGGGCATTCATTATTTGATATACAGTCATCACAATTTGTATACTTTGTAGTTACTGTTCTTACACTAGTTACTTGTGCTGCTGTTTTAGCTTGAGCTTCCCAACAATTTCCTTCATTATCTACAAAAAAATCTCCTACTGTTAATGTTGTATCATATACAATATCAACAATTGATGGATCACAACATAATTGTAATTCCATATTTGGAGTTAAATCTACTTCACCGCAATTTCTTACAGTACCTAATGAAAAACTAACACTTGGTGTAACAATTGTTTCAGATTCATTATTACAACCAAACACAGCATAAAAAACTGTTTCCCCTGCTAAAAAAGTTTGAGTTACAGTATGTTCTATTAAAAAACATAAATACCCATCTTTATTATCAGGATATGTATAGTCAAAGTTTTGTGTAGCAATGATAGTAGATAATAAAATATTTCCATTATTTCTTCTAATATTATCACAAGTTGCAAATACTAAACCAACCGATAACTTTGTTAAATCAACAGGTTGGTCACTATAACTAATATTACTTGTTCCAGAAAATTTAATAATGTCTCCAGGAAATAAATCTGCAGATAAAGTAATTCCACAATTTAAATTTATATTTTTTACAGATGTAACAAAACCTGGAAAAGCTGTATTTACTGCAACATCCCATACTCCATTAGTCCATCCAAATTGTCCTGATCCACAAAATAAAGGATATCCACCATTAAAAATTCCTGATGTTTGTAATCCTGCTGCACCAATTAATGATGTATCAGTAATACAAGAATTATTAGGTGCACTAGACCCAGCTATTTGTATAAATGTACTCATGTTCTTAAGATATATAAGTTATTACAAATGTTGTTCCTGTAGCATCATAGTTTAAAGGACCTAATGTATTGTTTAATGCTCCTGCATCATAATTTACAGTTATTCCTGGTAAAATAATATTAGAATTAATTGTACCGTTTGATGTACCTACATTAGCTATGGAAAAACTATATACACCAGGTGTTGTAGTACCTGATGTTGTACTTAGTTCGTATCTTGGGGCTCTAACTTGTGGAGCTAAGAATGATCCTGGACCACCTGATAATGCTGCTAAGATTTTATCTAATCCTAATAGCATTTTGTATTGCCACGGAAAGTTATTTCCTTTATTTCCGTAATCTTTTAAATTTCCTATTGACATAATTATTTATTTTAATATTGTTTTATTTAAGGTATAGAAATGTATGTACCATTAATATATGCTTTACTAATTGTAGTTAATGATACTGGGGTACCTTGTATCCATAAACCTTCTCTAATTGGAGAATTAGCTCCTCCTGATTGTTTTAAATAATGTAAATCTAATACTGTTGTTATACCTACAGTATCAGCATTAAGAATTGTATGTCCAGTACCTATATCTGGATCAACATTAGGATCAGCCCAAATCCATCCATTAAAATGATTGTATCCAAATGCAGGAGTAAATGGTAATGCAACTTTATATTGACCAGTACCAAAATTAGTAACTGTTGTAAAATCAATTTCTATAACAAAACTAACTAATAACCCTGATTTAATGTAATAAGAATTATAAGTAGGATAAGTTGCTCCACTTCCAGTAAATGTCATTCCTGTTGCTTGAAACGTTGGAGAATATCTAACATAAGTTTCTAATCCGGAAGTACCACTTATACCTTGAATACCTTGGATACCTTGGACTCCCTGAATACCCTGCGGACCTTGATTACCTTGTACACCTTGTGGTCCTTGATCACCTTGAGGTCCTTTAATATCTCCAGCATCAAACCAAACTGTTCCATTCCAAGTCATTAAAGATCCATCAGATAATAAAATCCAAGCATCACCTATATTTGCACCAGGAAGACTTCCCGCACCTGCATTAAATGCAGCAAGATCAGCATATGATCCTAGTAAAGTAACTGAATTACCTGCTGTACCTTGTGGTCCTTGATTTCCCTGAACTCCTTGTATTCCTTGTGCACCCTGAATCCCTTGAATTCCTTGAGGTCCTTGCGGTCCTATTTGACCAGGTCCTAATTGAGTAATAAAATCAGCTACAGATATGGCTCCAGCTAGATATCCGTCATCTCTTCTGTTGTCTTTTAAACCTACAGGAAGTAATGTCTTATCAGGATCAACAGAAGTAACTACTCTTTTACCTTTAATCCAACTTATGAAGTTTAAAATATCCATATCATTTATAAATAGTTATATACTTAATATACTAAAAATAATTGAGATAAACAAAAAAACCTTAGATGTTTAAATCTAAGGTCTTATAGTTATTGTTTAAATTTATTAACTCAGTTTCAAAAAGTTATCATAAATTTCTTTATCCTTACTAGATAGTGTAGTGTAATCAAAAGTAACAACATCATCATTAATAACTTCTGATGTCATTCTACTCATTTCTACATCTTCTGTATTATTAATTATAGTTGTAGTATTTGCTGCAAAAACATTTACAAAATCTGTATATGTTTTTTGATTTTCTGTAGATAAGATATCTTTAGTAACTGTATAGTTAACTGTCTCATTATCAATTTCTTTAGTAACTAATACTAATTCAATTGTAATATCTGACTGACCTGCTGAAATAAATGTATTCATAATTATATGTATTGTGGAACTATTAAGTTTGCCTCTTGAGTAAATCCTGTTGCTGTATATAAACTTGTGATAGAGTTATTTGCTCTTGTAGCTTGTACATTAATCATACCTGCACTTGAACCTGCAATACCTGACATAAAGAAATCTGATGCATTAGCATGTTGACAAACTACATTATTAGCATAAACTCTTGAAGAAGCTGAAGTTAAACTAAGTGTATTAAACCCACCTGCAGCATCTCCATTATAAATAGTACAATCATTTAAAAATAAGTTTGCTGCACCTACTCCAATAATTGCATTAGCATCTGTACTATCTCCTCTTACAATTGTAGAATTTTTAATTTGTGTACTACCTGCACCAACAGATGCAACAATAGAAGTAGTACTTATATTTCCTTCAATGAGTTGTTTAGAACCACTATTATTTAATAAAGCTCTTTGTGTACCAGCATATATATTACCATTAAGTCTTAATGTATAAGCATTAGATGTTGTCCAATCAGAAATACATCCGCTGTTAGAACCTAAAAATGTAGCATTAGTTACTTCATTATATAAATCACCATTAATAGTAATTATAGAAATTGCTGCTACTGCATAAGTAACTAAACATTGCTTATAAGAAGCATTATTGCCATATAATCCACCATCTTCAATAACTATTTTAGGACATGTAATATTTACATTTCCTGTATATCCAGCAATTGTTCCTTGACCCCTTACATCAAAGATACTATAGGGGGCTCTAACAAATTCTTTAACATTTAAGTTTATATCAACTTGTCCTCTAATTCTAGAACCGTTTGCGTTACCAGCATTAGTTTTTAAACTGTTACAAGTAATATTTATCTTAGGAAAATAAAGAACATTACCATTAGCAATTTGAAAAAAACCATTATTTGTTGCATTATCTGTTTTATCAAATTCAATTGTTAAAGTACAACCATAGTTTAATGTAATAGATGCCGATCCTGTAAACTGAGCATATCCAAATAATCCAGATACTGCTTGTTGATCAGAAAAAGAATCACTTGCTCCAGATGTATAAAATACTACACCATTTTCTGCATAGTAATAAATTCTATTTCTAAATACAATACCTTCATTATACTGACCAGGTCTCAAATGAATTATAATTGGAATACTAGCCCCTAATGCAACAGCAGCAGCTGTAGCAGCAGCAATAGTTTTATAAGTATTAACTAATGAACCAACTTCTGCAGTAGCATTATTACCATATACTAAATCTACATATAGTGTATATGCAGCATTTACATCTGTAAGTCCAGGTACAACTTGTGCTAAAATAGAATCAGCAAAATCACGGTATGTGTTTAATGCTGGTCTATAATTACCATCATAGTTTGGATTTCTTACTCCTAATGTAATTAGATCAGTGTCTTGTGGTACATCCACAATAGCTTTTAATCTAATTAGATCAGGATAGTTAGTTAGATTATTTAACATATCTTTAATTTAAATTATGAATGTTCAGTTATACGTACTCTATTAATTGTTGCTTGTTCAGCAGGTGTTCCTAATAATACAGCAAAAATAATATATAAATCTGCAGTAGGGTTAATTGTTACTTCATCTCTAGTATTGCTTACAAATGAAATATCATTTGCACCTATCTGAAGAAAGTTATACCCATATATTTTATTACCAACTTTTTGAAAATCTCTTTCATTTCTAAACCATCCTCCATCTGCCGATTGATTAGCACCAGTAGCAATTCTTGTAGCACCTACTAATGAATTAGAGGTATTAACCCAAATTTGAGATTGAACTACATCAGAACCTGTACGATACACACCCCATGATGTTTGAAGAACACTGTTTGTAGCAAGTGTGTTTGCAGGAACTAAAATACTTCCTGAAATGTATGGTGTTAAAGCAATACCTCCTGTTACAACAGATCCTTCTGGAATTGCACCAATAGCTTTAAATCCTGAAATATTAGGTCCGGGTACTCCTTGAACTCCTTGTGGTCCTATTGCTCCTTGAGAAGCTAATAATGCCCAATTTGCTGTATCTAAACTAGGATCAGTTGTACCTGATGTTGGATTAATACAAAAGTAAGAAGCTCCGCCAAAACCTACTGCATCATCTGCAACATAAGAATTACCTGATACCCATGCACCTTGCCATGTTAATCCAGCTGGTCCTACTGGTCCAGGTAAACCATTTGCGCCTGTAGCACCTGTTAAACCTATTGGTCCTGCAGGTCCTGCTGGTCCTGGACCAAATTGATTTGCAAAATCCGCTACAGATATAGCACCTGCTAAGTATCCATCATCTCTTCTATTGTCTTTAAGACCTACTGGTAAAAGAGTTTTAGATGGATCTACAGTAGTAACTTGTCTACCTCCTTTGATCCAACTAATAAAATTTAAAATATCCATGATTTTATTTGTTTATTATTTGTTATGAGTAAACTCTTATTTCTATTGGAAAATTATCTAATACATCATTATCAATATCTTCTGGTTGCAACAAAGTTGTTATACGTACTTTATCAGAATCTTCCCTTGTAACTATAACAAACCGACCATTATTTGTAAGGTCCTCATTAAGAGCTGGTACTCCATATATTGTTTGTTGTGATCCAAAAGGTCCTGATAACCACGTTTTATTATCTGTAAAAGCACCAACTAATACACCATAATAAACTCCAGCACTATCATAATTCCAAATTATATTCCCAATAGTATTCTCTAATACTGTTACTACTGGAGCTCCTGTATTGAATAGTAAAGCACTGCCTCCATAACTTATAGGTGTGTCATTATTTATTGCAACAAAATAAGTACCTGGGTCATTGTTTGGTGCACCAACATTTAAGAAGTTTCCACCAGGATTTTGAATTTGATAAGTTACTCCTTTTGTTAATGGTCCAGAACTAATTCCAATTGTATTACCAAAACCACTCTGTGTTAATAAAGCTGTATACACTTTATATGCAGGTACTGGTGCAAGTTGTGCTGCAAAGTCTGCTACTGTAATAGCACCAGCTAAATAACCATCATCTCTGCGGTTATCTTTTAACCCAACAGGTAATAATGTTTGTGTAGGATCAACTGAAGTAACAACTCTGCCACCCTTTATCCAAGAAATAAAATTTAAAATATCCATTGCTAATGTTTTTGTATACAGTATAATATACAAAAAATATTTGAAATAAAAAAATCCTCAGCCTGTAAACTGAGGATTAAATTTTCTAGCTAAATGAGGTAACAAATACTAGAATACTTTTATGCACATAAATAACCAACTGTAAAAGCAACAATGATGATTAAAGTAATAGCAACATTGCTCATAAATCTTGCTTCCGGATCTTCTTCCCACATATGTTTTTGTGGATTGTAGACAGGCTTAGTTAAACTTATTGAAGCGGCCCAAAGAGTAATTACTAGTATCACTGCTATAAACCATCCTATTGCTTTAAAAATTAGTATCATAGTGAATCAATTCTTTTTTGTAAATATACTAAAGCTTTTTCTAAATCTTCTTTTTCTTTAGATTTATTTTTCTTTCCTGCTCTAGCTACATATTTAATTACATTGCCAAGGTAGAAGTCTTTATCTAAACCCCACGCTTCCAGTACGTTAAACACTTCATATACATTACCAGCTCCACCATAATGATTAGGTCTTGTAGGATTTTCTGCAATACCTTTTCTTTCATTGTACTGGTTACATACCAAATCATGTTCTGCTGAACTTGTCATTACATATGGAAAGTCTTCATGATTAGTATCCATGATTACCAAATTATTACAACATCCATTTCACTAAGTACAAACTTCATTGTACCACCAACTTCTAGTCTTTCAACTGTTTCTAAGTTCAATGCAGATGTACGGACATACACTTTATCTCCAACTTTTACATCTTCTACTTTGTCTCCTACTGCATACACATTCAACTTGTTCCACAACTTAATTGTTTCTTGCATAATGTGTTCTTCATCTTTTTCAGATAACTGGATAGATGATTCTTTTCTTACTGGTACATCAACTAAGATTGTACGGCCTCTTAATACTTTAAATTCTGACATAATTTAATTTTTAAATGTTACTACTTTTACTGCTGCCATTTGTGCACTTACTAGTTCTCCTACTGCATGGTCAAATAACAAGCTCTTAATCGGAGATTTTCCGTTTTCTTCATATGATTCTAACATGATATTAGCAACTTCAGCCATCAGGCTTTTTACTTTAGCTACCTTGTCATCATTAGAAGAGTTGAATTCAATACCTACTAATAACTCACCAAAAGATAAAATCTTTGTTTCTTTAAAGCCTACTGTTTCTTCTACAGCTTCATTTACATTTGTGTTCTCTTCCATTATACAACTGTTTCATATGTTAATTTAAATATATCTTCCCGGCAAGGATAGAACTCACCCTTAACTCCTCTGATAATATAATCTCCTACTGTAGCTGTCATATCTCCTTCTAGAGTTACAACAACTAAATTGTTTGCTTCACCTTTGCTAAAGCATTTTTCACAAAAACCTAACATCTCAGTTAAGTTGTCACCTGTCCATTGTTTTGCTTGAATGACTACAGGTTTCTTTCTATAAAATTTTGGCATAAACTTAGGCATCATATTGAGTTGTATCCTTCTTAACGGGAATAACAGACTGATCTCTTAACAAGTCAAATTTAATTTGTTCTAAGATTCCTATTAGGATCGTTGCGGGCATGCTAACTTTGTCTAAGCCCATTTCAATTTCAATTCCTTGATCTTCATATACATGAATGGCAAGGATGGTTGTTTTTTCTAACATACTTATTTGGTTTTTAGTTTGAGGTACAGATAGGATTCGAACCTATGGCTTTACAGTTTTGCAGACTGTTGCTTTAGACCACTCAGCCACTGTACCTTATTTTATACAAATATAAACTTTTTTTATTTACAAACAAAAATCCCTAGAATATTTTCTAAGGATCTTTCTTACCTAAGCTTAGCAAAAATTTTCATCAATACAAATATAATCTTTTTCTAATAACTTTAACTTATCAGATCTTTTTTTTATAATTTTTGCTGGAGTTCCTGCTATTATACTATAAGCTTCAAAACTCTTCATAATTAAAGAATTACTTCCTGCTGCCACTCCTTCTTGTAAATGTACACCTGGAAGTATAACACAACTTGCTCCAATTACAACATGGTTATCTAAAATTACAGGTTTAGAGGTTACGTTTCTTAAATTTATTGGAACTGTTGGATTGGTAAGAAAGTTTCCAGAGTAGTCATCTGTTGATGAGTATATACTCACGCGTGATGATAAACCAGAAAAATTTTTTAATGTAATTTTTGCAGCACCCACTAACAAACAAAAGCATCCAATATGTATATTGTTTCCTATGCTTATACCATCCTTTCCTGCAGATAGTACGCAAAAGTCATCTATCCTTACATTATCACCTATTTCAATATTACTTGGGTTATACAGACTAGTTTTTTTTGATATAAGGACATTGGTCCCAAAACTCTTTAAACTAAGTTCTTTAAGCTCATTTTCAGTATAGTACATAATTTATTTCCAGTAATTCATAAATCCAGTACTGTAATGTAAATAATCAGTCTGGAATAATTTATTTATTGACTCTATATTAGACTTAAGATTTTCAGGTTCTTTTTTAAATAACACCCAGCATTTAGATGATGGACAATATATTGAACTAACGTAACCCCATTGCTTCATTAAAATATCCATACTCTTATTGGTATGTAATGCAGAATGGACAGGTGGTGTAATATAGAACCAGTTTGGATCATTAGGTATATTTTCACAAACTACTGTGTGTATTATCATTATCCCATCTTCAGTTACTAAATTGTTTATATGATCAAGGTCTGCTCTTTTTCGTACATGCTCAAATAAAGCACTTGTAACAACCACATTTACTTTACTCAAGTTTTCCTCTTTAACGTATTGAACAGTATCAGCAGTATTATCTGTAACATATGGATCATACACTGGTAATGATAAATCAAAATATTTTAAAAGTATCTTACTTAATGTACCATACCCACCAGCATAGTCAAGCATATTAGTTTTAATAATATTGTTCTTCACTAAAATATTTATCATTGTTGCCTGCTCTATATAGGGTGGTTCATTTATATCTTCTCCAAGCATTTTATTTTCAAAGAGTGTGTGGAAATCAAAATTTAATTTACACCATGCATCATACTCCATTTTAAATACAGTATCAGAACAAGTAAATCCACATGAGTTACATTTGTAGTAATGAGAACTATTTAAAAAATAATCATAGGGAGGTTGATACTCTTTAGTAAAAGCATATGTTATATCATTACCGCATATTATACATTGATCTTTCATTTTACTGTGTATATATTTTAAATTGTGACAAATCTGGATATACTAGTTCTATATCTGGATTGTGTTTCTTTGTGCCATCTTGATTATAGAATTGACCCATCAATTGTATACCTCTTGCGGCCAACTCTGGTATCATATAAAAGTTCCAACCAGTCATGGTAAATGTATCTTCATGATATGAACATTCATTTCTTCCACTATATCTAGCTTTCTTAAACCATTCGTATGCTTCTTTATCATCCGTTAGTATTGCTCCACCTTTTGATAACTTTAAGTGTTTATGTGGACCTGTAAAAGAAATGCACATGTGTGTACCTGGACTGTACATATCAGCAGTAAACCTTAAAGCTGAGTCCCAAACTTTTGTTGGCTTCAATTGGTACGCTCCTTTAAATGAACCTTCTATAAATTTAACTACCCCATTAGCATGCATTATCTCACATGGCACAGATGGATATGTTTGACTTGGGATTTCTATTTCTTTGCCTGATATGTTTTCATAATATAACGCTAAAAAAAGAGCATTGCTCAAACTGTCTATAGCCACCACATATGGTGCACTAGTATAGTCTGATAATACTTTTTCAAATTCCTTTGTAATATTATGTGGGTTTATCATATAAGCTTTTGTAGTTTTTGAGTATCTCTGTCATATAAATCAGATGCCATTTCTGCAGGTATAGATACCAAAAATTCTTTTATAAATTCTTCTTTACTGTAGAATCTTTTTGGGTAATGGAACATGGTAAAGTGATATCTATTTATTCTAACGTCACCTTCTGGGTTAACTGTATGCGCCCCACCACTATAATTTATTTCTCCAATAGACTTTCTAAACATTAAAGATTTACAGTACCATGGATGTAATTTTCCATGTGTAAATTCCCTTGGGCCATTTTGTCCTTCTTGAACTACCATGTTATAACCTTTAAACTTAATTACGTCAAAATTTTCAATAGCATCAAGATCCTCCAAACTAATATTGATCAATTCATCCTGGTCTACTACAATGATCCATTCTGCTTCTGATTCTTTCCAACAGTTATTTCTCAAGTATGTTCCAGAAATACCTTTTGGTTCTTCTAATATATAGTCTACAACATTACAACCACGGCTTCTGCAATAGTCTCCTGTTTCATCTGTAGAGTTATCATTATAAATATTGATTTTACATCCTGGAAATCTTTCTTGATAATGATCTAAGAACATTGGTAAGATATGCATCCCATTATAAGCTGGTACAAATATTTCTACTTTCATAAAACAAATATAATAAAAAAACCCAGGTAGTAATTCTTGATCAGAGAAACTTTCCTGGGGGTGTTACTGGTTATACATTTCTGCTTTCCCATTAACGGAGAGACCAAGCAGCAGATCTAACGGGATGCATATTTGGTACTGAGCCTGCAAATCCTATTCACAGGTCTAGCAAAAGACTAATCTATACAAAATAATCTCTTTCTACTGTAGCTATAAATATTAAATTCATTCACAGTATCTATCCAATATCCCAATGGGAAAGTGTCCTTGCAATAGAATGGATAGTCTGCCGTGTTATTATAGATAGGACTTGATACAGTATCCCAATGATATGTATAAACATACCTAGGTCTAGTGTTGTCATACCCATCACCATTCCACCAACCTGGATCACTTTGAACATCAATAGAGTCCTTGTATCTTCTCTCCCACAGATACATTGCTTTACATGTACATGGCTCTGCATTAGGACCATACTCTTCCTTCTTACATCCAGTTAAGAAAATTGTTAATGCTAATAATAATACTTTTTTCATAATATTTATACCTTTAAAGGTAACTACTTTTCAAAAACACTACATAATAGAGAATCAATATCCCCAATATGATATAAAAACAGAGGCTCCCACCTGCCTTACTCTGTCATGAGCTTATCTCTACAGTAACTCACCCGATGCCACGGATGCTTAACCACCCTGCATTCCCTCCTTCACAATGTTAAGTTGTCTTGTGAGCCAGTTGTTTTTACTTTCTTTAGGGAGAACTTGTAATGGGTATCCTAACGGTTTTATCCTATTAGCTTGTCTCCCGTCTTATACCACAAATATATATTATAATATGCATAACACAAAATATAACTTACAAATGTATGCTATACTTTACATATTATACCAAATATACTTTACATAATAGTACTATATTGTAAATTTTATTTAAGGTTATTCCCTGATGAAAATTATTTATTTTGTGCCATATTATTTAATTTTTCCTAATTGTCTAAATACTATTGATATTCTTTTGTGTTCTAGTTTTTCTATGCTGTGTTTCCAATGTGTTCTGTATACACCTTTAAGCTGTATAATAGATCTTGCTGGTAAAGTTATAACTTCTCTTTTTGTTCCATATGTCAAAATAAGTTTTGCATCTGATAACAAACTCAATATGGTTATTACAGGTCCAGCATCTACATTATCTATATGCGGAACCATCTTGTTTCCTGGATAATAAGTGTTAACTGTTATATCTTCTGGTAAAGCATCTAGTATTTTTTTATCTATCAACCTATAACATAGATCTAGTAGATACTCAGGAATAGGATCTAACTTCTCATTACTATAAATAGAATTGCCATATCTTACTAGAGTTCTATCATTAGATACTTTGCTGTTTGCTTCAGCTTGTGCCAGAGACTCTAACAGTAAGAGTTCTTCTTCTATAGATATAACATTAAATTCTGGTGTTACTATCATACTAAATAATTATGTCACAAATATAGTAAACATTTGTGACAGTTTATCCCCGGTCTATTTTACTAAGTTCATGTACCCCAGGGGTATAACTAGATGGGGAAATTACGGGATATGGGTTTATAATATGTAAGGGATTGTGAAGGGGCCTCCCTACAACACCCCCCGGGGCCTGGCCGATTGGGGGGTACCCCTATGACTCTGAGGGCATGAATCTCATACTAGATAAAAATAAAAACTTTTTATTACTGTGGAAAAAAGGTTGCCGCTTGTAACTGATCTTATGTGAAAAGTGATGCATCTCACTGACCCAACATATGGAAAATGTGCTAGCTACTGGTGAACACAAGATGTGAACAGAGAGAAATCTCTGTTCTTTTTTTTAACCACAATGCTTAGGCCGCTTTTAACTTAGTTTGATTATTGATAAGTTATGTCCCAACACGGAAGTGAGACATAGTTGAGTTACAAGTCCTGGGACTTTTAGGCAGCTAGGAGAGGGAATGTACGCCCTTGGCATAACTTATCTTTTTACTAACTTAATTAAACTATACTATTATGATTGTAAAGAACATGATTGAAGAGATTGAGGGTATTATGATTCTTAACAAAGCTAAGGTGGACCATAAGGTTCTCAATGCTTTAAAGGAATTAGATCCTAAAGACATTAAGGATTACCGCAATAGCCTAGCACTAGAGTGGCAGGTTAAGCACAAGAACAAGATGATACTATTAGAGGATTAACATCCTCTTTTAGTATTATATATTTTTTAACTAATAATATAAACATTATGAAAACAATTATTTTTATTTGGTACTTAGTGACAGGAACTGTAGTACCACAACACAAAGTGAATGACAGACAGACTTATGCTGTGTTCTTTGAAGATGGTAAGGTAGTAGACTTTGCCTTTAGAGGTGAAGTTATGCAGTATATACTTACTGGTGAGT